CAACTAACCCCGGCGTATGGTGTCACAGTCTACACGATCTAATGGATCGTAATAAATTTACAGATTGGTCACAATACGGTCTTGACAAACCCGTAGAATGAAAGTATATTATAAAAACAATGGAACAAGAACGTTACGATACTTATATGAAGCGTAGAATGAAAGAAGAAGACCTTAAAATGAGTAACCCTATGACAAAAGCAGAACGCAGTATTTGGGTGACCTTTAATAAAGAAGGTGTACATATGTACCCTGGCGCAGATACTGATCCTAAACTAGCAACCGGCGATTGGGATGACGTATCATTCCTTGGTATTCCACATCGTCACATTTTTCACTTTCGTGTTCGTATTGAAGTATTTCATAACGATCGCGATATTGAATTCATTCAGTTCAAACGCTGGATGCAACGACTCTATGACGTCGAAGGCGTACTAGAGCTTAACCACAAGAGCTGTGAAATGATCGCAGATGACTTGTATAAAGAAATTTCTACAAAGTATCCCGGCCGATTTGTAGAAATTAGTGTCGCTGAAGACAACGAAAACGGCTGTTCAATCTTTTATCCAAAAAACTAATGCTATTAAAGGAAAATAAAATGGCAATCGAATTTAATCGTGAAGCGTATAACAAAGTGTTTGATGATCTTGAAAGGTTTAAAGCATTTTGTGCAACTGCATATTTGTATGGTCATAGTGGCTATGCGTGGGACGAAAAGAATTTGTACGACAGTAAGAGTCGTGCTTGGCAGGCTTACCAACGCTTTCGCAACGGTGGTAAAAAAGGAAATCAAAACCGCAATAATAACGGACGGTATAACAGTAATCGGAGAGGCTAATGACAATTTATATTGTAGATATTGAAGCAGTTGACACACGCTATACTAAGCAGTGGAAGGAATATCTTCCAAAGCAACTGCGGCATGCTACAAATAATGAAGTTGTTGTTATTAGTGGAGGGGAAACGCCTCAGGCTACTACGCCTGGGGCTTTCCTTAACTTTGGCGGAACTAATGTTTATAAAAGTAAACAACTTGAACAAATAGGAGAGATGTTCTGTGCAGGAACTGTTAAGAACGGCGATTATTTTCTCTATACCGATGCCTGGAATCCTACAGTTATTCAACTACGCTATATGGCAGAACTATTGGGTGTTGATATTCGCGTTGGTGGTCTCTGGCATGCAGGCAGTTACGATCCCCAGGATTTTTTAGGAAGACTAATTGGTGATAAGCCTTGGGTACGTAACGCAGAGCGTAGTATGTATGAATGCTACGATGATAATTTCTTTGCTACACAATTTCATATAGACTTGTTTCAACATACTTTTAAGCCAAACGGAGATCCTAGTCGAGACTTTGTTGATCCTTCTAAGATTAAAAAAGTTGGTTGGCCTATGGAGTATTTACAGTCTAGTTTAGACAGTTACAAAGGAATGGAAAAGAAAAATATTATACTTTTCCCGCATCGTGTTGCTCCTGAGAAACAACATGAAATATTTAAGGATCTAGCAAACGAACTTCCGCAATACGAATTTGTAACTTGTCAAGAACGCAGTCTTACTAAAAACGAGTATCATAACTTGCTAGGTGAGGCTAAAGTTGTATTTTCAGCTAACTTACAAGAAACACTTGGAATTAGCTGGTATGAAGGACTATTAGTTAACACTATTCCTATGGTTCCTGATAGACTAAGCTATAGTGAAATGGCTAATATGGATTTTAAATATCCAAGTATTTGGACTAAAAATTCTAATCAGTATAATAAGTTCAAAGAAGATTTAAAAAGAAGGTTAGTAGACTATGTTGAAAACTATAACAACTACCTTATTCCTATGGAAAAACAACGTATTAAATTACAAAAACAGTTTTTTAGTGGAGCCGCTTTGTATGACGCAATCAAAAGATAATAGTCCTATTACTATTACAATAGACAATACTGAATATACTACATGTGGTCCAGTTATTGATACAAATAATATAATGTCTAGTAACTGGATCAATAGTGATAGTACTTCATATACTGTTTCATTAGATTGTAATGATCTTACATTTGATACTGGCGTGGGTGCTAACGATATTGATTGGATTTATAATAATATGAATATTAATCCAGACCAAGTAGAACAGATGTGTAAAGAGTATCCAGCACTAGAAAAAGTTTGGCGCAACTTTAAAAGCGTATATGATATGTGTTATCAAGATTACAAAGGTAAACTAAAAGAAAGAGGCTTAGATGATGACATTCCTTTCTAAGATTATGGACAAGCTCGGCAGACGTCGAGTAATTACAGATCGAACAGGTAAGATTCCTTATCTCATTCGTTACTACGTTTTTCTAAAAGATAGAAAGCGTTTTCCTTTTAATATTACACTACATAAAGTATTAGTAAGTGACGAGCCTACATTACACGATCATCCGTGGAACTGGGGAGCATTTATTATTAAAGGTGGATATTGGGAGCATATTCCTGTTATCAGTAAAGAAGGATTTGTAGTTGGTGCTACAAGAGAATGGCGAGGACCAGGCTCAATTCGCTTTAGAAAGGCAGATGATCTACATTGGTTAGAGCTTGCTAAAGACGAAGATGGTAACGAGATTCCATGTACAAGTTTGTTCTTTATGGGACGTAAACGTAAGGAGTGGGGCTTTGTACGCTTTGTACATGCTACAGCATCAAACTGGAAAGACGCAGGGTACCGGTGGGTACACAACGAAACTTATTTAAACGAGAAATACAAAAATGATTAAGAAGCATTATTATACTTGGACAGACGTAGAAAATATGTGTGTAAACATTGTTAACCAGATGTACAAAGATGCGTGGCGTCCTGATTACATTATAGGTATTACACGAGGCGGCAATGTACCTGCTACTATTATTAGTAACATGACTGGCATACGTTGCGAAGCAATTAAAGTAAGCCTGCGTGATGACGATAGCGAAAGCGAACACAACTGTTGGATGGCAGAAGATGCTTTTGGTTATGTAGCAAAAGATGAAGATCGTATTACAGGCGGCCCACTAGAAAAGAAAATTCTTATTGTAGATGATATCAACGATACTGGTGCTACATTCAATTGGATCATGCAAGACTGGCAAAGCGGTTGTTTACCAGACGATCCTAAATGGAATCGTGTATGGGGTAATAATGTTCGGTTTGCTACACTAACAGACAATATGGCTAGTGAAGTACTTGTACCTATTAGCTATACATGTCACGAAATTAATAAGGCTGAAGAGGATGTATGGCTTGTATATCCTTGGGAGAATGTAGGTACATATGATTGAGAAACAGTATATTTTTCCAACACAAGTATTTAGAGCAGTTTATGACAATGCCCAAGAACTACAAAAGAAAGTTGTTCCTGAGTTCTTAGCAAGAGAAAAATCAGATCCATCGCCTGTAAGATATAGTGCTAATGGTTATACTTCTTACGGTTCAAACAGTGATATTTTAAATGATCCTCTATTAGAAGATTTAAAAGGATTTGTTGAATTGTGTATCCAAGAATGTCACAAAGAAACTAAACTTGCTGGCACACCTAAACTTGCCGCAAGCTGGTTTAGTATTAATAGAAAATATACTTACCATGAAGAACACAATCATTTGCCAGATTTGTGGAGTGGGGTTTACTATGTTCAATCAGATCAAGATCATCCCGGACTTACACTTGTGAACGGCAATCAAAAGTCTAACTGGCCTAAAAGTGGAATTTCAGAATTATGCGAAGCAAATTCGCCAACAGTCACTTGTGCCGCACTAACAGGAACACTAATCATATTTCCTAGTTATCTGTGGCATAAAGTAGAACAACAAATGACAGATAAAGAAAGAATTACGGTGGCATTTAATTATGGAATTTAACGAAGTACCTTGGACTGATGTCCTTATTGATACAAGAGACTTTGTAGTTTATAAAGACGGTTATCCAGTAACAGAAGGACATGTTCTTTTTGTTCCTAAAATCGCAGACTGGGATAACTTAGCAAAATGTTATAAAGCCGCTTATGCTTGGGGTTACGACTGGGTAGAAAAGGGTTTCTGCGATGCTTATAATATCGGACAGAATATTGGCAAGGAGGCAGGACAAACTATTATGTGGCCTCATGTACACTTAATTCCTCGTCGTAAAGGCGACATGGAAGATCCTCGTGGTGGAGTAAGACACGTTATTCCACATATGGGTAATTATAAAAAACTATCTCAAGGTTTTAATGAGTATGATCTTGGGAGTTTAGAAGGTTGTTAACAAAAGGAGACATATGTTGAAACAGCAAATGATTAATGCGGCAAGAAAACACGCTGAAGCGGAGATTGAATTGCACAAAACAAATATTGATATCTATATGGAAAAAGTTGTAGGCATTGGCGAACATTCGGACATCGTTGAAACAATTCAAAAAGAATTAGATGCTATGGCCGCGGCAAACGACAGACTAGAAATGTTGGACAAATACTTTGGCTAAAACACTTTTCATCGGCGATAGTCACGCACACGGTTATTACGAAATTGATAACGTAGTTTCAGCATGGCAAGACAACAACTATGCTGAAATCTATGCCGATGAAAATAATAAAGAAGTTATAATTTATAGTCAACCGGGCGGGTGTAATAGAAAGTATCCTGCTTGGTTAAAATCAATGCTCGATCGCTATGATGACATTGATGAAGTATTTGTACAGTCAACATATTGGAACAGGTTTTTACTTTCTTGTTCTCGAAACTTAGATCCTGGCGATACTACAGGAGCAGATCTTTACTTAGATAATGATCAACCAAAAGACAAAATGATACATAGATATACTGATCATCGTGTAACCGAAAACTATATCGAAATGATTGATCAAGTTAGAGGTGAAAACTATGAAGAATTTAAAGGTTTCTTTTTTGATGACATGAAAGTACAAGCAGATTTTAAACCTTTTCATGAAAAGTATATCTATACAAAACTATGGCATGAACTAGTAACTCCTTTACAATACAAAGATTATTGTTTAGACTTATTAGCAATTGATACAATGTGTGCTAGACGTAATATTAAATGGTATCAATGGTCAATCAACAACAGAGTATTTGTACCAAATAACGTAGAAATGTACGGCGAGTGGTTAGCTGGTAAAAAAGCAACCTCTTCTGCGGAAGGATATTTACAGTTATCTAAATCTATTAATATAGAAACAGATGAATACAGATTAGACGGAGAACATTACACTAAAGATATACATAGATTAATTGCTATTGATTATCTAAATTATGTAAAAAGTTCTTGACATTGACCTAAATAAAGTATATAATATAAACTAATATTGGCAATCCACTGCCTAAACATCGGAGAAGTATATGAGTAAAGTAGAACAAATTAAAGCCAGACTAGAAGACGCAAAGGTGCGTTACTGGGCAGGTGATAATATTAGTCACGTATTACAAAAAGGTGACAAAGAAGAACTTATTGAAGAAGCTACTATAGCATTTCAAGGTGTACTAGATACACTACTAATTGATCAAGTAAATGATCCTAATTCACAAGGTACAGCAAGACGTCTTGCTAAAATGTACTACAATGAATTAATGGCAGGACGTTATGATCCTATACCTAGCGCAACAGCATTTCCTAATGATAGCGATGAACGTTATGAAGGAATGTTAGTTGTACGTTCAGAACTTAAAAGTGTGTGTTCACATCACCATCAGCCAGTAAGCGGTGTAGCATATATTGGTATTATTGCCGCAGACAAACTTATTGGACTTAGCAAATACACACGTATCGCACAATGGTGTTCAAGACGTGGTACACTACAAGAAGAACTAGCAAATAATATAGCACGTGAGATTCAGAAAGCAACTGATGCAGAACACTTAGGTGTTTACATTCAAGCAACACACGGATGTTGTGAGAACAGAGGTATTATGGCAACTAGTAGTCTTACACAAACAACTGTGCTACGTGGTGCGTTTAAAGAAGATGCAGGTACAAAGAAAGAATTCTTTGACAACATTAAATTACAACAACAATTTGCGTGTGGAGCATAATATGATTGAAGCACCAGTATTTGAAAAGGGCTATCCAGACTATGAAGCAGTTAACAGAAAGCCAGCTATGAAACTAAGATATTCAGAAGCATTTTATAGTGTGCAAGGTGAAGGCAAGTTTGTAGGAGTACCCAGTGTATTTCTACGCACATTCGGTTGTAACTTTCGTTGTATGAACTTTGGTTTAAAGAATGAACCTATGCGAGACGAAAAGCAAAAGGCAGGCATTATTCGAAATGCCGAAGTACAAGGATTGCTTGACGCAGGTGTACACAAGACTACAAAAGAATTTAACGACTTACCTATTATACATACAGGTTGTGATACTTATGCTAGTATCTATCCTGAGTTTAAACACTTTAACAAACAAGCAGAAGTTGACGAAGTAGTTGAACATCTGCTATCGCTTACTCCAGAAGGCAAGTGGACTATGGATAACGGTCAAGATATCCATTTAATTATGACAGGTGGTGAGCCGTTGTTAGCGTGGCAACGTCTTTACGTAGAGCTGTTCGAACACCCACGTATGCAGGATTTAAAAAATGTCACATTTGAAACAAACACTACACAAAAATTACACGAAGATTTCTATGAATATCTTAACACTCAAGACAGATTTGAAGTTACTTGGAGTTGCTCCCCGAAACTTAGTGTTAGCGGAGAACCTTGGGAAACTGCTATACTCCCTGATGTTGCTAGTCAGTATAACACTGTTAACGGCAGTGACATTTATCTCAAGTTTGTTGTCGCTAGTCAAGATGATTTTGACGAAGTTACTAGAGCTGTTGAAGCATATCGTTCAGCAGGCGTCGAGTGTCCAGTATATCTTATGCCGCTTGGCGGACGTTCGGAAGAGTATAACCTCAATGTTAAAGAAGTCGCCGAAGCATGTATGGAGCGAGGTTGGAGGTTCACACCAAGACTCCACATTAGCCTATTCGGAAATGCCTGGGGAACTTGATAAAGTGTACAAAAATAAACAACATGAAAAGGCTATGAAAGCGCCTGTTCAAAAAAACTTAGACGACGAGCTAAGAGAAAAAGGACTAATATGATGGGTTGGTGGAATAAACTAGTAAAAAACAAAAAAGCAGAAGAAACCACTGTTGAAATGACTTCAGAAGAAAAGCGCAGAGCTATTCTTGAAGAAGAAAAAAGTGAAGCAACAAAAGCAGGTAAACCTTGGGTTGGTGTATTAGATACACAAGTTAATCCAAAAGATATTAAGAATGGGTTCTTTGAGCTCGATTGGAATAATGAGTTTATAGAACAACTAATGGATGCTGGATATACTGGCGATTCTCAAGAAGCAATAGTAGACCAATGGTGGAAAAACATTGTATCACAAATGCTTGAAGAAGATGGTCAAGATCCAAAGCGTGGAGCAGGTTATATTAATACAACTAAGGTTGATGATAACAAAAGTGAAGTATCTTAATGCGTGATGATTTAATGGTACAACAACAAGTAGCAAATGTATGGCAACATATGGTCGGTGTTATTTGTTTAAATTGTACAAACCGTAAACAAGTTAAAGCAGTACTACCTACGTTCTTTAGCAAGTGGAGTACACACGATAGTTTTGTACACGCAGGGCGTAGAGAAATTGAAGAAGTAATTGCTCCTTTAGGTATGAAGCATGTACGAGCAGAAAGATTGTATCGTATGAGTGAACAATTTAAAGATTGGGATGGTGAAGACGCTACACAACTATACGGAATTGGTAAGTATGGCAGTGATAGTTATGAACTGTTTTACAAAAAAAGAGTGCCAGATAATATTGGTGATCACGAATTAAAGCGTTATGTAGATGAAGAATTTAATGCTTGACACAAGCCAGATTTGGTGCTATAATGTTACTATAAATTATAAAAAGGCAAACTAATGGCAACTTATATTCTAGTAGATACAGCTAACACATTCTTTCGTGCTAGGCATGTAGTACGTGGTGACTTAGATACTAAAGTAGGTATGGCTTTTCATATTACACTTAATAGTATTAAAAAAGCATGGACGGACTTTAATGCTGATCATGTCGTATTTTGTTTAGAAGGACGCTCGTGGCGTAAAGACTACTACGAGCCTTACAAGCGTAACCGCAGTGATGCTCGTGCGGCACTTACTGAAGCACAAGCAGAAGAAGATACAATCTTCTGGGAAATGTTTGATGAGTTTAATACGTTTGTTTCTAACAAAACAAACTGTACTGTCTTACAACATCCACAGCTAGAAGCAGATGATCTTATTGCTGGCTGGACGCAAGCACATCCTGAAGACAACCATATTATTGTTAGTACAGACGGTGACTTCGCACAACTTATTGCTCCTAATGTAAAGCAGTATAATGGTGTAAGTAATACAACTATTACACATGAAGGTTATTTTGACGACAAAGGCAAGGAAGTTATTGACAAGAAAACTAAACTGCCTAAAGAAGCACCCAATCCTGAATGGCTGTTGTTTGAAAAATGTATGCGTGGCGATACTAGTGACAATGTATTCTCTGCTTATCCCGGTGTACGTAAGAAAGGTACTACAAAGAAAGTAGGATTGTTAGAAGCATTTGAAGATAGAGAGTCAAAAGGCTTTAATTGGAATAATCTTATGCTACAACGTTGGATGGATCACGAAGGTGTAGAACATCGTGTGCTTGACGACTATCAACGCAATGTAGTACTTTGTGATCTAACAGCGCAACCTGACGATATTCGCAGTATTATAAATGATGTAATTGGAGACGCTACTAAAGAACCTAAAGAAATTTCGCAAGTAGGACTTTATCTTATGAAGTTCTGTGCGAAACATGATATGCAACGTATTAGTGAAAATGTACAAATTTATGCTAATGCTTTAAACGGACGATATATGAAAGTAACGGAGGTATTATGATTAAAGCAAAACCTATTTTAAAAAATAAATTTTGGATAATTGAAGCCGATGGGGAACGTATCGGTACATTATCAAAAGAAGATGATAAACGACTTATGTATAGTTGTTCAACTGGTACTGAATACTTTAATGATACAAAATCCTTTAACAGCTATATCGGCGGCATTAGTTGGGACAAGGCATCAATCACAGATAGTAATACTATTGATAAAGTAATCCATGGTTTTGCTACTAGTGGGGTACCTTACAATGTAATGTATAATGTACAAAAGAAATTGCCGCTATTTACTAAAAGTAAAAAATCTAAAAGTTTGTATGCCGCGGGATACTATATTATCAAGTTTAATAAAGGCTGGGTAAGAAGTTTTTGTCCTAAACTAGTTACACTTGAATCATACGAATATAAAGGTCCATTTAAAACTGAGTTTACAATGCGCCAGGAGTTAAGTAATGCAAACAAACGATCCAATTAATACAATGCCTATTCAGGCATTCTTAGCACAAGTAAAAAGTGCTGACAATTCTAATGCTAAAGAATTAAAAATGGATATCACTAGTGCTAAAAACTTAGCAACTACACTTGGTATTGTTATGGCTAATCAACAAGGACGTTTAGAAAAACTTATTATTGAAAATAAAGGTGACGCTAACGAAACTGTTACAATAAGTATGGACGGTGGTGCTGGATGGAAATAATGTGGGTACTTGCTAAAATAAAGTACTAGTTTTTCTATCAAAAAAAGATAAATATATGCGTAGTTAATTAAAGGATTACGTATATGAGTAGACCAAAACCCACGATACTATTAGAGTATATCGATAAAGCGACTTATAAATCTGAACAAATTTTAAAGTCGGAAGCAATATGGGCAGTTTTTTATAAAGGCGAGCCCTTTAATTTAAAAACATCAAATTCAATCACAAACTATCCAGGACCTAAATATAAAAAAGTATCATTTAGTAATCCTGGACATGCTCACAATTTAGCAAAAAAATTAAATGATACATTTAAAACAGAAGATTTCAAAGTACATAAACTTACTGACGGTGAAATTGTTACAGAAGAATGAACTGGAAAGAAACCTATACTAAGATCTTTCTAAAGCAGGCTGATATTGCTGTTAGCGAAGCAAATCTAAAGCAATACATACCCGAATGGTGGCAGAACACTAGAGAGAAAGAACAAGGTGGCCTAAGATTAACAACTGCTGGGTTTGAGTTTATTACAGACAAATTAGACCTACAAACATATGAAGTTCCATTTCCAAAAGACTTTAAAATGACAACTCAAACTGTTATCTTTTTAGATCAATTTATTACATGCCCTTACTATCTAACATCATATAGTATATGGGTTACAGACGAAAAAAAGGCTATGGAATTACACCTTTTTAGTGGGGACTTACGCAAGTACGGACTTACAAAGGCCATGAAACGACACGAATAAAACGTCATTAAATGCTCTTATAACGGTCTTATAGTCTAATACATACAAACACCCCAGAAAAACGTTAAACGCAGTTTAAGAGCCATTTAGACGTGAAAATCGTACATTTTAGGCGTCTGTCGCATAGGTTCTATTAAATGGTATGAAAAAAATAATTTGTAAAAAATGTCCAAAAGTAGTTGACTTTAGGGTATAACGAGTGTATTATATATACATACTTAGAAATAACGTATGGCACTGAAAAAAACACAAGAGGAATATACAATGGAAAATATTACATTACGTACTGTTAGTCCAAATGGCGCTAAAAAGAGCATCAAGCGGGCTTTTAAGAAAAAACGTCCACTGTTTATGTGGGGACCTCCAGGCATTGGTAAGTCTGATATTGTAGGGCAAATTACTAACGAACTTAAAAATTCACATCTTATTGACATCCGATTGTCACTTTGGGAACCAACAGATATCAAAGGTATTCCGTATTACAGCGCAAACGATAACGCAATGGTATGGGCGCCGCCAGCAGAACTTCCAACAGAAGAATTTGCGGCAAAATATGATCACGTTGTTCTTTTCCTAGACGAAATGAATTCTGCAGCTCCTGCTGTACAGGCGGCGGCTTATCAGTTGATTCTAAATCGTCGTGTAGGACAATACAAACTGCCAGACAATGTTCTTATTGTTGCGGCAGGTAACCGCGAAGCAGACAAAGGTGTTACTTACCGTATGCCTGCTCCGTTAGCTAACCGT